ACGTTCATGCGCGGCAACAAGGGCGGCGAAGCGTGTTACAGAATTTAATGGATTTTCGTCAGATCCGTAAGCCAATCCAGCCTCTCGCGCCAGCTTGATGATGTCCTCGCGGTTCATGTGTTTCCCCTTGCGCGGATGGAGGCTGCCAAGTGGCTGCAGGTATTGGCATGTTCCATCACGATGCCGTCCTCGTCATTGACTTGCAACGATATGCTCGTGAAATTTTCAACCGCAGCATCAAGCAGCGCTGCACAAGCCTCACGCTCTGCAGCCACAGCATCTGCAATCAACTTATCAATCCGCGAGGCTTTGCGCAGCCGGCTTACATGGCCTTTGTCATAGCCGGTTTGCTTAACGATGTCCTTGATCCTCAAAGACTCGTCCTTGACCAGCATCCTGACTTCAAAGTATCGGTGCATTATTTCTCTGTCTTTTTTGAAAATAGTTCAGGCTTGTAAACCCGCACGCTTGCGTCATGCAGGTAGATCACGCGGATCATGTCGTCCACCACGGTCCAGCAAAACTCAAACATCCTGCCATTGGACCCGTAGCTGTAACCGTCCACCAGGCTTTTGCCGAACTCCTTGCACTTGTGCTGACGCAAGGTCAGTACGATTTCACCGCCGCCCTCATTGTTGGCAGACCAAGTCTGTGCTGAGACGGCTACTGGCAATGCCAGCAAGAGCGCGGCAAGTCTCATAGCTGCACAAAAAGGCGCTCGATGCCCTTTTCCTTCACGAATTTAGTGAAGTCCAAAGGCTTGTTGGCCAGCACAGCAAACGTCAGCATGTGGCACAACTGAGCAGCTTCATAGCCCGTGCAATTTTGCGGGATCGTGATGCGATGCATAGCACCATCAATCTCAACATCAATGGGGCCAATGGGTTCAGCGGATATGGGGGTGTCGGTCAATTACATACTCCTTCATGATTTTTTGATGGGAAATCTTGCCCCGGTTGTCGATCACGCTCATCAAGAGCAGTAACCGCCAAAAGGGCATGCGATCGTGTTTGCAGTAGTAATGGACCGTTGAAGGCGCAACCCCTAACACCCTGGCTGCAGCCCTGACGCCACCGACTGCTTCAATAAGGTCTCGTGTGTTCATGGTGTTCATGGTGTTAGAGTAATCGAACGGTAACCATTATGCAACCCAGGGTGAACGGGGTGTACACCTGTAACCCAGGGTTGCACGATGGTTTCGGGTTTTCATAGGAGAAATGGACGTAACCCAGGGTTACACAAGGGGTGAACAGGGCGTACACCCGTAACCCAGGGTTGCGATATTGGTTGACATAGTGTTCGATACATGAAACACTTTAGATTCAGCAAACTTTAGAGCAAACCTTATGGAAAGAAATGATGAATGGCAGTTGATGATGCAAGAGCGCGAGCAAATGACCGAGGAAGCTTTTACCCGTGCCCGGTTGGGCATGGCCACTGAAAACGATTGGAAATGGCTTGCAAACGAACTTGGATTAGATCTTTACAAAAGGAAAGCAAATGTTGATTTCTGAAAGCAGTACCGAACGCTCATACAAGCTTGTGCCAGCAGGCACTCACATGGCCATCTGTTATGGCATCGTTGATCTTGGTACCCAGGCCTATTCCTACCAAGGCGAGCAAAAGCAAGCGCGCCAATGCCGTGTTTTGTGGGAGTTGCATGGCGAGGATGCCGATGGCAATCCCTTGACCCTGGAAGACGGCAGGCCCTTGTCATTGAGCCAGCGCTACACCTTATCGCTTGCCGAGAAGGCCAAGCTTCGCAAGACGCTGATTAGCTGGCGCGGCAGGGAGTTCACTGCTGCAGAACTTCGTGGCTTTGATTTACGCACCATCATCGGCGCACCTTGCATGCTGACCGTGACGCATGCGGTCAAGGGTGACAAGACCTTTGCCAACGTGGACACCGTTACCGCGGTGCCTGCAGCGTTGAAAAAGCTTGGCCTGCCGGAGTTGGTCAATAAAAAAACCTACTTCAGCTTTGGCTACTTCAACCAGGACGAGTTTGATGCGCTTACGGAAGGCTTAAAGCGCGTCATCATTCAGTCGCCCGAGTGGCACGCTGTGTCCCATGCCAAGCCAACGTCACTTGCTGACGCTGATGATGACATCCCCTTCTGACATGGCTAAACAATTAACCCAAAAAGCAGCAGTTGCGGTTGTCAACAAGCTTGCTGAACGGGATTGGGTTCCCATCTGGTATGTCAATGGCGTCATGCTGGTGCCGCACTACACAAAGCAGCATGTGTGGGTGTGGCCTGGCGGCCAGTTCTTCACGCCTGCCGAACTTGTTGACATGGGCGGCAAGGAGTCCACCACATTACTTTGGCCGAGGCATTGGACATGACGCAAAGCCTAGAATCCGTTAACGCTTACTCAAAAGCTCAATCTGATCTTCTTTTGAAGAGCAGAAAAAAGTCAAGATTTTTAGACAATGACGCCTGGAATGAAGTAGTGCGCGCTTTGTTTTCAGGCCAACACGTTCTTAACATTGCTATAAAACATGGCATTAGTGACAAGACCGTTTACAAGTGGCGCAAGAATGTGATCGATGGAGACATTCCTCCCAGGTATCGCATGACTCAAGAAACTCAAGTTGTTGTCAATCAATCCAACATTAACTTCCGTGATGAGGGCACCTTAAAGCCTTGGGTACCCAACAAATTTTCATTGAGTGAGGATAAAAAAATGGCTACTGACGAATCTTTTCTGGACCGTTTACGTCAATTTACGAGTGACAAAAAGCCAGCCGTGCAAGATGTTGTCGAGCAGGTGGCAACCAATCCATCAGAGCACAGCACCTTGCTGGAGGCGCCTTCCGGCGATCGGTTCCTGACGGAAGTGAATGACCTGCAACTGATGACGTTTTTGAAGCTTCAGGGCTTTACTTTGTATCAAGTCAATCTCACAAAGATTTGATATGGAAGTGAAAGCACAACCCAGTGAAGCTGGCCACTGGTACACGAGGACCGGTGAACCGATGTACCAGGTCAAATCCAATGCCGGCCACCTGCGCAATACAACGCTCAGGGACGCTCGCAAGTATGACCTAGTACCTTCGGTCACCACCATCCTAAATTGCGCCGCTAAGCCCGGTCTGGAGGCCTGGAAACAGCAACAGATCTTGCTTGCATCGCTAACCCTTCCAAAGCGTGATGATGAGAGCCTAGACGCCTACGCTGACCGGGTCCTGAAGGACAGCAAAGAGCAGGCTTCAGAAGCTAGGGATTTGGGCACTGCTATCCATGCCAAGGTTCAATCAGCCTTTGAAGGTAGGCCACCGAATGAAAGCTACCTGGCCGTCAAGCAGGTCCTCGACAAAGCGTATGGCAAGCAGGAATGGATCAGCGAAAAAAGCTTCAGCCACCCGCAAGGCTTTGGTGGCAAATGCGATCTGCACTGCAAGGTGGCGGTGATTGACATCAAGACCAAAGCCTTTGGGCCGCAAGATGATCCGCAAGGCTTTGATGAGCATCTGATGCAACTGGCGGCCTACCGATCAGGATTGATCTTGCCTGGAGCGGCCTGTGCCAACGTGTTTGTGAGCACAACCCATGCTGGCCTGGTATCGCTCTTCGAGTGGACTAAGGCTGATGTCGAGAGAGGTTGGTTAATGTTTGAATCGCTTTTGAAGTATTGGCAGGCAAAAAATAATTATCAGTAGTACGAGTGGTAGCTCCTGGGTGGATGAACGGTCGGATAGGCTTTGACAAGTGGATTAAACAAGCCTAAGATTCATTCCATAGCAAGTCGCTATGTAAGCAAACCCAGGAGAAAACATCATGCAAAACGACATCGCAAACATCACCGCAGCATCAGTTGACCAACTCGGCGCATTGCTCGCCCAGATCGCAGACCTGACCAAGCAGGCTGACGCAATCAAAGACGCCATCAAGGATTCAGCATCGGCAGGCGGTGCCAAGTCTGTTGAAGGCAGCCTCTTCAAAGCCACTTACGTTGAAACCAACCGCTCGACGTTTGACAAGGACGCCTTCATCAAGGCTTTCGGTGCCGAGGCTTACGCCAAGTTCCAGAAGACGACTGCAGTCTTCTCAGTCAAAGTTACCAGCCGCTAATCAGGGGGCCAGCATGAAGACACTCAACAACCTGCTGGCCACCCGCCCTTGGGTGGCATTCATCGACGATGAGCGCAGTGAAGGTAACAGCATCATCGTAACGCTAGCCGAGGGCTGGTACTTCGCAGACGAGACTGACTGTGGCGTACGCGGGTTTGACACCGTCAGCGAGGTCAAGCGCGACACATCACGCAACGCTGTAATCCAACGATAAACAACTGGGGGCCTAGCCCCCTTGGAGGACACTATGATCAAACTGATTGAATCTGACAAATACGATCTGCGTATGCAGGTCTGCAATGTGGTCGAGACGGCCAACAACCTGAACCGCACCTTGGCAAGTGAGTATCAAGATCTTGATGGCTATCAACTCAACGCCTTTGCCCGCTTGCAAAAAGAAATGGAAGAGCTTGAGTCGATGTTTAAGCACATCAGAAACAGGAGGAAAGCAGCATGAGCATGCCAGAAATCGTAAAGCGCACAGTTGCACAGGCCATCAAATTGCTTGATGCATCAGGTGTTAAGTACAAGATTATTGACCAGGACGGCAATGAGTTTGGTGATCTTATTGTTTCCACGCCTAAAAAGACTAGCAAGACTTATAAGCACCCCCCGGGGACAATGTACAGGTTTTATTACCCGTTGATCAAAGACATGAAAGTTGGCGATGTTGTTGCTATCAAAAACTTTGACTTCGAGCCAAAAGCATTGCAAGGCGCAATCACTGGATGGGCTACAGAGCATTGGGGCAAAGGGTCTTACAAGACTTGTGTTGTTGGTTCCGATGTTGAAATTCTTCGTTGTTCATAAGGAGGTGAATATGAAAACAGGTGGACCAGCGTTTCCATTACACACACACGATTGGCACAAAGAAGTCAGTGATACAGGGTATATCGATCATGACTTCACCATGGGCATGACCCTACGCGATTACTTTGCGGCCAAGGCGATGCAAGCACTGGCGCAGGGGAATTATTTTGATGCAACCGCGAGGCAGGCTTACATGATTGCAGACGCCATGTTGAGGGAGAGGGAGAAATGACACCCGGCACACGCGTGAAGACACCTCGAGGGCTTGGCATCCTCGAGCACATCCAACCCGACGGGACCTGCGCAGTCCGATTGATCAATGACAGTGAGTGGCCATTTCCCGAGTGGATTTACCTGCAACGCAATCAAGTCAAGCTGGCATTCAAACCCAAGCCTGACCTGTCAACTTATGAGGAGGCACCCTTCTGATGGAACAAGTTTACTTACAGCACCTGGGCACTTGCCCCATCTCGAAGTTTGAGACCAGCAAGCTTAAACCCGTCACCAAGCGGCCCTACAAGTTTGGTGTGAGTGCTTGCTACTCATCTGCCCCTAAGAACTACTACAGCCATGACCAGGACTGGGTTTATGACCTGATGGTACGCAACCGCACACCGTATCAAATGATTCGCTACAAGGGCCTTCAGTGGCTTCTGTACGCCCTTTTTGCCGGCGCTGTTATCTACTTCAGCAACGGTGTCGCACAGTGGGCGGCTCGATGATTGACTTTATCGACTGGCTTATCACGATGTTTGGTGTCGGCTCAATCGGGCTGACAGTGTTTTTAATTTATGTCTTATGGAGCATGCCTTATGGCGAAGAGTGATGATCGATTGACGCTGATTGCTGCAGCGCTTAACGGGATCTTGTCCCGCGGCATTGAGCATTACAAGGATGGACCTTACTCACTGGATACGCCTGAGCGCATTGCGACGCTGGCTATTCGTATTGCAGACGCAACCCTGGAGATTAGCAATGAGAGATTATCAAGACCCAGAAGTACAGATACAAGTGCTGGTTGAGTATATGCAAGTCATGATCGCTCGCAGAGACTGGCACGGTGTGAGTGATGCAGCCAATGACATCAGAGAACTCGAGGCCGAGCAGGACGGGCCAAGCTTTTTACGGAGGAACCAGGAACATGCTTAGCGATGCTGACATCAGGGCCTGTGCTGACAGTGTCCCTGACTCATTGACGGCTGATCATTGGTTTTATGCCTTTGCTCGTGCCGTCGAAGCAAAAGTCTTGAGCAAAACCAATAACGATGAATGGAAACTACACGCAGGAGATGCAGCATGAAAACACAATTACAGATTAAAGCTTATGAGTTGCTTATCGGTGAGCAAGACAAAGAAATTCAAAGTCTTCTCGCAGAGGTTGATAGGGTCATGTACAAGCACCTGCCAGCGCTCAGAATGTTTGAACAATTTATTTATAACCGTCATGGCTACGATGCCCTGTACGAACTAACAAAACAAATGGATGAGGAGTACGAAAAAGAGCACGGTAAAGCCTACGGTTACGCTGATTACGTTTCAGAAAACTATGATCAAGATCAATGAACTGCTGTACGCGCGAATGATCAAGATGCTGATGGACGGCTGCACTGCGTACAACATCTGCGATGAGACGGGCCTGCATATTGTAACGGTCCAGTCTTATCTCAGAGCCTTACACAAGGAAGGTGTGACCCACATCACGGGCTGGGTGAAGAACTCCCGCGGTGTGGATGCCACGCACATTTACAAGCTTGGTATCGGTGAGGATAAGCCACGGTCGAAGATGACACGGGCTGAGATTGCCAAACGATACCGATTCAGACAACGGTTACGCGCACGCATGGAGCGTGAGCGCATTGCTTTAGAGGTAAGACCATGAAACGCATTAAAACTTGGAATGAACGGTGTGAGGAACACCCCGATCATCAGGAGAGAATAATTAGCGAACGCATGATTCAGGCTCGTATGCAAGAAGAGATCGACGAACTGCGCCAAGCACTGGAGACAGAGCAAGAGCCGTTTGAATACTGGAACGCAGTTGAAGGGTGGGTAAAAATAGATGAGGTGCGTGAGCATTTCGATGCTGTAGGGTGCGGAACCATTTACAAGTCTGCTGGCGAGGGTCGATCACCTCTTTACACCACCCCACCAAAGCGTGAATGGGTTGGACTGACGCTAAATGAAGCAGAAGATTTTTACGACAAATACACTGACAGGGCGGAGCTTATAAACGCCATAGACAAGTTCCTTGAGGAGAAGAACACATGAACACACAACCCGAAGCCTTGCGACTAGCTGATGCGCTGGACGCTGAGTTTGTGCAAGGACGAATAAGCAATAGCACGGGCAGGGAATCAGCCGTCGAACTGCGCCGATTGGCACTGAAGCAGTGGGTTGGCCTGACGGATGATGAGATTTATGACTGTGAAGAAGAAGTCGGAATGCCTCAGTACGAAATCTCATCGGCTGATTTGTATGCGTTCGCCCGTGCCATCGAAGCCAAGCTAAAGGAGAAGAACACATGAGCGAAAACAGATTTGATGCGGTCAGAAAGTTAGTCAAAGACCCATCTTTGAGGGTTACAGAAATTGCATGGAAGACTGGTTATAACAAGGGCCATGTCAGCAGACTCCGCAAAGCAGCCATGCGCCAAGAACTGTGTAGAGAGGAAATTGTGAGTGAAAACAAAACAGCAAAGACACCAACAGATAGCGGGGTAGGTTTTATCGACGGTGTTTGGTATGGGCCAGGGCCCACGGCGTGGCAGTGTCAATGCGGCAAACCGTATACGGTTACTTGTATTTCAAGCAAACCACCAAAGAAAGAATGGGTTGGGCTGACTGCGTATGAAATACAAGAGATCCATTCAGGAAATCAGCACTGGGGTAATTTTGCTTGCGCCATTGAAGCCAAGTTAAAGGAGAAGAATCATGGATAGAGAAGCTATTGAAGAAGCGATAGAGGTGCTGGAGGATGCAAGAGCAGAGATGTTGACGGAAACTGGCAATGAAAATTACTACGGTGAAGCCATCACCGCACTGCGCCAAACACTAGAGGAAAAGCAAGAGCCGGTGGCGTGGCGTTATGCACTTGACGCCAGTGTTGAGGGCCCTCGTTGGATTTATATAGACAAAGACCCACATCAGTGGCTTAAAGGCCCTTCACTTGGTCATGCTCTGATCGAATCCCTCTACACATCCCCACCAAAGGCTGCTGAATGGGTTGGACTGACTGATGATGATGTTAGTTATTTCCGGTATCAAGCAACTTTCTGTGATGAATTTGACGCAGCGTTTATGGCCGAGCTTATTGAGAAAGACTTGAAGGAGAAAAACCATGGCTGAAAACAAATCCGCAAAGACACCATCAGATGGTGGGGCAGGTTTTATCGACGGTGTGTGGTATGGGCCAGGGCCTACGGCGTGGCAGTGCCAATGCGGTAAAGCTTATACGGTTACTTGTATTTCAAGCAAACCGTCAAAGCGTGAATGGGCTGGACTGACTGGCGACGAAGCCCGAAAGTTCTATGAAAAGTACACGGACAGAGAAGAGTTGATTCACGCCATTGATAAGTTTCTTGAGGAGAAAAACAATGGCTAAGTTACCTTACACCTTCACGATCTGCCCTGATGAACCAGCGCCGAAACAATTCACAGCGCTGACTCCAAGGTTGCTACATGCCATGCGTCATGGCGGGATGGACTTCACGATCGATCAACGCGCAGCTTTGTGGCCTGCTTCCAAAGCAGCTAAGACGGTCATCAATCCCAAAAAGGAGCGCAATGAATGACGCCCTGCGCTATCGCATGCTCAGGCAATTGGTTGACTACCCCGATCAGATGGATGCCGATTTAGATGAGCTTATACGAGAAGCAATTGAAAATTATCGAGCGACTGCACAACCAGGCGCAAAACCAAATGAAAACCGATCCAGCATTGGCAGATCAATACTTGCACGATCTGGCCTGGAATGTGTTGGAGCTAAGGAAGAAATTACACGATGCAATGCCCATACTGTCGCAACGAGTCAGGACGGTCTTACAAGACAATCGTCCTTGATACCCGGTCTTACTGGGAACCCAACAAGCTTAGATTTTATTTAGAGCGCCGACGCGAATGCAAAAAATGTCAAACACGATTCCTAACCAGAGAGTTCTCACCATCGGTTCCACCACCCTCACGCTCCGTGAGTGGGCCAAGCGCGGAAAGCTAAGCTATTACACCCTGAAGTGGCGTGTGGATCAGGGATGGCCCTCAGACCGTTTATTTGAGCGCAGGAACGCCGTAAAGGACGGCAGGAAGGTTTGCTCTAAGTGCCAGGACACAAAGCCCGTAGAGGCCTTTTATGAGCGTTCTAGGGGCGGGTGGCTGGCAGAGTGCAAAGTCTGCTTTAAGAAGCGTTATTTGAAGTAAGGGTTGTAAGTGGCAGGCAGTCCTGATGGCATACCTTTTTCCTGGGCCTTGCGGTAGGCATACATAACCAGGGGAGAGGTTGCCATAGCACCACCAAGGATCTGCGTGCCCGTGTGAGGAATGGCCATCATGGCCGAGCCTAGTGCGCCTGTGCCATATGCTGCTGCCATAGGCATATCCTGCTCAGCATACTTGTTTATGGCTTGTTGAGCCTGCTCTGCAGCACTGATGCCACCAAGAGCACCACCAAGCACCTTACCTGCTGGCGATGTCATGATGTTTTTGGCCATCGTTAAAGGGCTTTTTTGCCGGGCAAGCAATGCCTCTTGATCCTTACCGCGCTGGATCAAGCGATCAACGAGTGCAGCAGGTTCGCCAGGCATGCGAGGGCCATACATCTTAGTCGCACGGCTTGATACCTTGCCATGATCCTTGGCTCGCTCATAAGTGGCTGAAGCTTGAGGTACGCCACCAACGCCAGGCTTTTCCATGCCAGCCCAGTTACGCAGCCATTTCTCACCTGAAGTGGCAGTGCCAGGCTGATTGATGCGTGACATGCCCTCGAGTGCTCGGCCAAGCAAATTAAACTTAGAGCCTGCAAACTGTAAGCCTGCTGAAGTTGCAGCGCCTGTTAAACCGCCGGCAGCATCAAGCATGAGCCGCTGGTAATCCAATTCAGACGCTGGCGCAGGCCTTTCACCTTCAGTAAGGGTGCCACCTTGGCCAACGCCTACGCCCTCGGCCTCGCCTTCTAGGCCTATGAAGGGCTGTGGCAGCGTACCGCCTGCGTACTTATTGATCCTGCTTACATAGGCTGCAGTCTCTTCAGGGATGTCCTTGGGATCAAGTGTCTTGAGGTAGGCCTTATTAGGACCTGAGTTATAAGCCGCCAGCAGTGCAACTGGATTGGTACCGATGTCGGGTAGTGATGACAGTTGCTTGAGGTAGGTTAAGCCGCCTTTGATGTTTTGGCTGATGTCATAAGGGTTAACGCCAAGCTCTTTTGCCGTGCTCGGCATAAGTTGCATCAGACCGATCGCACCTTTCTGTGATACGGCATTAGGATCAAACTTGCTCTCAGCCGCCACCATAGGAATCACAAAGTCAGGGTTGATGCCCATGCGACGCGCTTCATCGCCAATCTGCAGAGCGTAACGGACCTGATTCTCGTCGAGTTTGTTTGCTTCCATTAGCGCACCCCAAGCTCACTAGCTCGTTTGTTGATTGCATCCATGGTCAAGCCACCGCTAGAGCGTGGTGCCTGCTGCGTACCCTTTGGAAGCAAAGGCTTCATCGCATCTTCAACAGCCGCAATACGCTTGGCTTCTTCACGCTTGTAATCTTGACCGGCCTTTAGCTGTGCCAGTGTCATTTTGGGATTCTGCTCAAGCGTATCAGCGCGCCACTTCTCAAAGTTGCTGATGGCTTCAATCGCTTTGGCCTTGGCCATGATCACATTAGGCGTGTCAAAGCGTGGATTGATTGCAGCCCTGCGCAAGATCTCGCGCTCGCCCTCAGTAATCTGGCCCTGGCCCTTGATCAGTTGGGAGTAGTACAACTCCATCTCAGCGATGCGTGATGCTGCCATGGCCGCACGATCAATCACCTGCTGCTTGCGCTCTTTGAACTGTTCCATGGTCTCATTGGGAGACTTGGGCAGGTTAAGCGTTAAGTTGGCAATCACATTATCAAGCTGCGACTTATCGATGCCTTCAGATTTTGACTCTTGAGCGCGCCTTGCAAGGGTAACGATGGCAGCAAAAATGTCATTCGGTTTATTGAAGGCACCAAAGTATTGGTTCATGCCCTCAGTGCCAATCAGCGTCTGAATATCCTTGGCAGTTTGAACCTTAGCCACAGCCATTGAACCCGCGTCAATCGCAGCGCCTGTGCGCTTGGCGCCAGCCGTAGCAAGCTCTACTTCTTCAGCGCGTTGCACTGCTGCTTCTAGCTCTTGCTGACGCTTTGCTGCTTCTTTTTCTTCAGCCGTCACAGGAATACTCATAGCTGATGGCCTGATACCCGTCCCAGGAGTTCCTGCAGGTGGTGCTGAGGGTGGTGCTGCAGGTGGTGCTGCAGTTCCTGCTGCAGGCTCTGCGCCAGGCCTTGTCATAGGCTTGGTATATTTATCAGTGATCCTAAAGAGCGTGGCTGCATCGCCCTTGCTCATGGCCATATCAAGCGCGATCTTGTCTTCTTTGGTGACGCTAAGTGTGCCAATTCCAGGAATTGTGATTTGTTCATTGGCCTGACCAGGGAATGGCGTAAAGCTAGGACCGCCAGGTGTGCGCAAGTTAACTGTGCCAGTGGGCTGAACTGCAAAGCCTTCTCTCTGTTCTTTCAAAAACTTAAAGGCAAGCTCACCGAGTTCTTTGTCAAAAATGCCAATTTGCGTTGCTTTTTCAGGCGTCATGCCAACAAATTGCGCTGGGTATTGCTGGCCACCGACCGTAATGGTCTCACCTGGCTTGCCGGGCTGCATGGCACCTGTAAACGATTTGAGGGCCTCGCCCTTTTGTGCTGCGCCATATTGATTGGCAGCAAGCTCTGCGCGAATCTGAGCCATCTCAATGTTGCGCTTGCGCTCGGCCTCTGCTGCAGGACCAACGGCTCCAGCAACATTTGAAATGCTTTCACCAAATGATCCTGTTTTGGTCGGCGCTAAGAACCCTTGAGCCATAGCCAGGAGCACCGGATCAAAAAGTTGATTGCGAGACTCTAAGGCCTCGAGCATCTTCTTCTGGGCGTTAATGTAAGTCTGACGCGCCTCAGTCATGCCAGAGGATTCGCCAGGCATTTCAACAAGTGCTAGAGGTGATTGTTTTGCCATGATTAATCACCAAAGTCCGCAAGATCACTCAGCATATTGTCTCCTGCTGAAGGCACATAAGTCCCGCTGCCGCCCGTATCACTAAACGCTTTGGTAAGTAAGGCGCCAAGACCGCCGATGTTGCCGGCCTTATCTACCGGGAAGGCTGCACCGACCAGAGTTCCCAGGCCAGCAATTTGCGATAAGGCTGATGGTCCATAAGCACTTGCAGGACCCTTATACGTTTCAGTGGTTGTCGTTGGGAACTGGTAATTACGCAGCAACTGAGCCACGTTAGCAGCCCTGGTAAGCGGTGCTTCAAGCTTTAATTGATCGTAAGCAGTTTGTTGTGCGCCAAGCTCTGCAAGTCCCTTGGCCTCACCTAAGCCTGCTTGCGCTTCAATATTGCCAAGGCTACTTAATGCGCTTGCAGCACCTGTTTGCTGACCCTGCTCGCGTAGCGCAGCATCCAGTGCTGCTTTGTACATATTCTGCTGGGCCGCAATCTTTTGACCTTCAAGCTGTGATGCAAAGTCTGCTAAGGCCTGTCCTGATACCGTGCCAATCCGGCTGCCGCCCATGGTCCCGGCACCGCCAGAAACACCTAGTGCTTTCAGTGCTGGCATGACATTGCGCATCAAGGCTTGCTGGCCCTGCTTTTCAATCTGATTGATTACATCAGTCTTGAACGGATCATAAAACTTTGAAATGTCTGTTGCGCCGACATCCATCGCAGACTTGCCAGCCGTTAGCGCCTGATCAAGTGCGGTCGAATACTGACCTAAAAGGTCTGGTGCCTGCGTGTAAGCAGACTGCTGCAGCGTTGACATTGGCGCAATCAATTGATCTTTGCCAAAGGGCGTAAATGATGCTGGCGTTGTGATGTTGCCTTCAGCATCTTTAATCGCTGGCGTGGTCGTGCCTAATGCACTGGTGCCAGCTTGTGCCAGGTTGGTCAGGTACTCGGTGAGATACCCAGGCGCTTGCTGCGCCGTGGTGCGGGTAGTCTCAACATTGGGTGGCGCTGTGCCTTCAAATAATCCGGCCATGATTACTTACCTTTCTTGAGGTAGTCGAGCGGAGACTTATGTGCTGGGGGCGGCAGATCCTTTTCCTTGGTCGATCTGGCCCTTGCGCGGATCTCATGCATCATCTTGTAGAGTTTATCGGTTCCTGCCTTGGTTGAGCCATTACCGAGTGCTGAAACCACATCGGCTGGGAAAACAAACTCGCCGTCAGCAAGCCATGCTGGGATGTCATCGGATTGACCATCGCCCTCACCGGCAACATGCTTGCCATCACGAAAGTCTTCTCGAGTTCCCAGGCCGCCAGCACGATACATGAACTGAGGATTCATGGCACCACCGGCAGCACGCAAGGGTTCAACAAAGCCGCCTTGAGCGTAGAGCGGCTCTTCTTCAGGCTCCTCTTCCTTTTTGCCCATGCCCAGGATGTCATCAATCGATGTTTCCTGCCCGTAGGTGTAAGCAGGCATCTGTTGCTTGGGTGGCTCCACACCGAGACGCTGTGCAATGACGGCGGCAAGGGCCGGATCAATGGCGTTCATATCTTCAATCCTTTGCTTCATGGCGGCCAGAGGGTCAATTTGCTCTCCAGCAGGGCCGGATTTAAGCATTTCACCTTTAAGGCGTCCAAGTTCACTGCCCATAACCATCCCTGGAATTGCCGACGCAGCCATTGCTGACTTTGACGGTGCCGTGGTTGGCTTGGTTTCTTTCGGGGTTTCAGGTTTGACTTCTGGTTTAACAGGCTCAAGAGGCGCAACAACATCAACCTTGGGAGGATCGCCAACATCAAGGTCATCAAAAACAGTTTCCTGACCTTCAGGGTCCGTATACGTTACCTTGGTATCTCCTTCAGGACTCCAAGTTACAGTGACTTTGGTGTTTGTGGCTGTATCTGTAACAACCTGAGTCGTGACGTTTGTGTTGTTGTCAACCGTAACATCTGTTGAGCGAGTGCCATCAACCGTCGATTGAGTGATTGCACCCGTGCTTGTATCGCTTGTGACCGTAGTGGTCGTGCTGCCAACCGTCGTTACTTGTGAGGTGACGTTGTTATTGGTTGTGATGGTCGTTGACGCGCCAGAGCTATTGTCAACCACAGTCTGACTCGTTACACCCGTCGTCGCATCCGTTGCGGTTGTGGATGTGACATTGTTGTTTGTTGTGCTGTTTGCCGTGATGTTTGAGTTCGCACTCGTAACTGCCGCAATAGCCGTGTTGGTGTCCGTGCCAGCAGTGATCGCAGCCGTAATCGATGATGCTGAAGCAGTTGAAGCATCAGCCCCTGCTTGGGTGGCCGAGTCAACAGCAGAGCTAATAGCAGTGCTTGCGTCAACGCCGCTTGCGATTGCTGTTGATACTGCCGCGCTCGTTGAGCCTGCAACAACTGCCGTCGAATTGGCACCATTTTGCGTAGCCGTTGATACGGCTGCGGTTACTGAGGATGAAATAACACTTGAGGCGTCTGCCCCGGCGTCCAAGCCTGATGTCACTGCAGAATTAACTGCGCCCGTAACAACCGTTGATGCACTCGCGCCATTATTCAAAGAAGTTGATACGGCTGAATTGACCGAACTAGCAACCACCGTTGAAGCGTCAGCACCGTTTGCAATGCCTGTTTTAACGGAAGACCCAACGGTCGAATCAATGGCTGTCGTGACATCAACACCATTGGAAAGCGATGATGTGATTGATCCTGAAACTATAGTGGTTACCGCTTCAGATGTGTCCACGCCACTGCTTAAAGCAGCGGAAAGGCCGGTATCAATTGATGAACTGATAACGGCTGACATATCACCGCCAGATTGCGCGGCTGTGTTGATGACTGATGAAACTGCTGCGCCAGGGTCAAGGCCATTATTGATTGCAGTCGTAACAGAACCCGATGAGGCTTGGGCTATGTCACCAGTTTGCGCAAGCGTGTTATTGAATGAGGCTTGAACGCCTGAGCCAATCGATGTTGATGCGGCTTGATCAAGCGTATCAAGCTTCGTGCCTTGTATGGACCCTGCCGTAACGCCACCATACAAAGCACCGCCCGTCATGTTGGTGAGCGCGTTTACAGCATCGACAGGCCTGCCCAAGGCCAGATCGATCGACCCGGCAATGCTGCCTTCCTCGAGCACTTCCTGTGCTGACTCTTTCAGCGTGGTCTTGCCAACTTGAGATACGCCACTTGCTGCCTCATCAGCCTGGCTGCCAAAGACTTTGCCGGCCACCTTGCCTAAGCCAGCAGCACCGCCTGCCAGGGCTACGGTGACGCCAGCAGCCGTGCCGGCAGCTTTCTGAGCGGCTAAGTGCGCGTCTTCCTTGGAAGCGCCTTTGGCAATCTGTGACTCATATTCCGTGTTGTAAGCAGCACCGCCATTTTCTAGGGCCGAGGCAACGGTCTCTTTGACAAGGAAGCTGCCAGGGAACTTAAGTGTGGCAAGTTGCAATACTTCTTCAACAACCTCACTGCCAACAGTAGCGCCAAATGCTTTTGGATTATTAAAAGCCGTTGATACTAAGTTGCCAACATTAGTAGCAAAGTCTCTGATTCCAGAGGAGCTACCAACTTTTTGGATGGCAGCATCGATGTCCCTCTTGCCTTGCGTGATGTCAGCGCCTTCTGCTGCAGTGGCAGCAACAGCAATTTGATTGGCCTTATCAAGCACGGTTCTACCCGCATCTGTAAAGCCTAGTGCGCTTAATGCGCCAGCGATGGAGTTGGCTCCGAAACTTGCTACGCCTTGCGCAGCAACACTGCCAAGCACTGAGTCAACCCTGGGCTTTTCCATCGTGACCGGGCCTGTGGTCGGAGGAAGGTCCTTGCCAGCACTATTGACTGATGCTGGCGTAATGAGGGTTCCTGACTTGCCTTCGCTGATTAGCGCGTTAACGGCATTGACGTACTTGGCATAGTCCGCATCACTTGTACCGCCACCGGCCTGGATAAAGGCTGCGCGGTTATGCATACCGTTGGGTGCGACATACGGGACTTCAGTGGATGGCTTGCTTGTTGCACCTGATAGGTCAGGCCTTTCTGCTGCCGTGGCAGTGCTATAAGTTTTGCCTTGCCAGGTAAACGTGGCATCAGCGCCAAGCTTTTCACGCGCTAAAGCGTAGGCTTCATTGAAATTGCTCTTGCCTGCAATCTCGCCCCTGATGTCGGGTAATTGTGATGCGCGCTCTTGTGCTTGCTCGCCAGCAGTTAACCTGCTGCCTTCAAGGATGCCCAAGCCTTTTGTTACTTGGTTATTTATCTGCGCATCAGTGTAACCAGCCAGCATCATGGCGCTGCGTAACTGATCAGCCGTTCCAGTACCTTTGATCAGGTCATTGTAAGCAGCTTGCACATTTAAGCGATTTTCTAGCTTACTTGCATTTTCAGCGTCAACACCATCGAGGATTTCATTTGCGCGTTCTGACGAATACCCGGCAGCAACTAGTTCTTGAATTGCCGTGTTGCGTTCAAGCTGCGGCGTACCAAACTCTGGATCAATCTTTGAGTAGCGGCTCATCACATCAGCGCCGATGCGGTTCATATTGATCCGCTGATCTGCCTGTTGTGCATAGCCTTCAGCTTGATCTGCCGTAAGGCCAAAGCTTTGTAGCTGGCTTACAAGCCCTTCACGGCTGAGATCATTGCCAGGCCCGGCATAATCAGCAATGGCTTGGTTTGCTTTGGTTACGCGCTGCTGTATAGCGATCTGCTCATCTTCAGCAGGATTGCCACTACTGATGAGCGCACCACCGCCGCCAGTGACGTTGTACTCATCAATTGCACCAGAACCGCTCACTGTGTCAGTGCTTAACGTGCCTTTTAAGCCTACTTGCGCAAGATTTGTAAGTGCGCCGGTAACATTCCCCTTGCTTACGGCAAGTCCAGCATTTATTAGTTTCTGAGCATCTTGCTTAGAAATGCCTGTTTCTGCAGCCACTTGGTCGGCAGCCAAACTCATTCCATACGATGTTGCTAGCGAAGAGGCATCTATCTTCCCAGTGGATATGAGTTGATTAATCGCGTTGGTTCCAACAATTTGCAGGTCTGCTGGAAGCATGCCTCCCAATGTAGAGCTAACATAATTAGCGCCGGAGCTTTTAACCGTATTTTTGAGAGACTTTATAACATCGCCATCGGTCATCACAAGATTGTTGGCAAACGTCATAGCAGTCGAGCCAACAAGTGCTGCTGTCGCTCCAGTAGCGGCGCCGCCTGTAAGAGTAGATCCAAGCGCACCGGGACCGCCCATCCCGAGCGTTAACATCGTAAGACCAAAAGCTACCGAACCTTTGTCTGATGTATCAACCGCTTCAGTTATTATTCCTGGCTTACCGTTATCAAATGTCAAATAGTAAACAGTTTTACCATCACCAGTTGCAGTTTCTCCAAGCCTGACGCCTTTATTTTGAATTCCAGCAAGCACTCGATTGCCTTGCGAGTCAAGAGGTAGTGCTTCAAGCCCAGGCCTGTCTGGAATCAGGTAATTTATACCGCCACGAGTATTTTGAGGAATAACAGCTTTCGCCCCTTCCAATAAAGAAAGATCTGTTATTCCTTTGTTTAGTAAGTTGCGAGATATATCAAAAACTACTTGGTCAAGAACTCCAGGAGACTGGCCCTCACCAAAAAGTTTTTGTAACTCTGAGTAATCAAACCCAATGCTTTGAC